CCAGCCGATGAAGGATAGGACCAGCTGTGACATGTCCCCGGAACCAATATAAAACGGCATGCGGCCGCGACCGTTGATCAGCGTGGTGGTTGGCTGCACGCCCACGCTGGTCATCAAGTAGTTGTACGGCGAAGCAAAGCGCAGTGGGCTTGCCCCCACCGACCCACTGAAGCTGGCCGAATACTCCGTGCCGTCGCCGCCACCGTAGACGCCGACCAGCGCGTTGGTGTTGTCGTGCATGCCCATGAGCGTGGCCAGGCGCCCGCCGCCCACGGCCTGGGCCGTAGCGGTAACCCCCGACTCGTTGCCGAAGGCGTCACGCACGCCCACGAGCAGGCCTGTCACGGGGTCGTGCAGCCCGACCAGGGGTAGCTTCTTGCGCCCGGCGGCGCTTGCGAATTTGCTGACGGTGACAGCGTACTCGCGCCCGTCGCCGCCCAGCACACCCACCAGTAGGCCGGCTGCATTGTGTAGCCCTTGTATGGGGCGCTGAATCCATCCGCTCATGGCTATCTCCAAACAATGACGGGGCCATCAAAAGCCCCGTCTTCACTCACGCACCTGGCGGGGCTTAGGCCAGTTTGCTGTTGGCGGCTTCCAGCTCGGCGATGCGAGCCTTCAGGGCGTCCTGTTCAGCGTTCTGGGCGGCCATCGCCTCGGTCACGGCCTTGGCGATCATCGCGCCCAGGGCTTCCAGGTTCTGGCTGTCGCCGCCGCCAAACTCGGCCTTCATGCGGGCAATGCGCTCGGCATTGCTCTTGAGGTATTCCTGGTACTTGGCGCGGCCGCGGTCGTCCACGGGCTCCAGGTTTTCGGCAGGCAGGGTGCCCTCGGGCAGCTCCACCTCGGCGCCGGCTTCAAACAGCTCGTTGCCGATAAGGGACTTTTCCTTGACGATGTACTTGATAGGGGTATCGGCCATGGTGGTCTTTCAGGGTTGAATGAGAAAAAACCCAGCCCCGAAGGGCTGGGAAACGTCGCGGCTTAGGAGACTGCGAAGCCAGACTTGAAGTAGATGTTCTTCACGTCTTGCACGCTCTTCACCACGCCGGCCAGGAACTGGCCAGTACCGTTGGTCAGGGCGGCAGTACCGACCACATAGCGCACGCCGATGAAGCGTTTGGGCGCATACGGGGCGGCACGGTCCCAGTGCAGGGGCACCACAGTACCGGCGGTCAGGTTGGCGAAGGGGAAGGCGTCGGTCTGGTTGATCACCTGGACGTTGGTGGTCAGGGCAGCGTCATCAGCTTGGATCAGCTGGAACTGCACCGTCGCACCACCGGCAGAGGTCAGCGTCTGCAGGACGCTGATCTCGATCTCCAGGGCTTCACCGGCGCCAACATCAGCAACCTGGTTGCCGCCGATGGTCAGCGGGCCGAGGTCCATGGTGTTGGTGCTCAGGGTGCTACCCAGGGCGGTGACCAGTTGGCCAGAAGCCACACCCAGTGCCGACACGGCACCGGACAGAAGGGCAAAGTTGTCGAGGATCATGAGGTACTCCAGTTCTTGAAGGGTTGCGAAAGGGTGTGAGTTGGACTCACACCCTAGTCAGCTTTAGACCACGCGGGTTTCGGTGTTCAGCAGCTGATCGACCTTGCGCAAGGGCACGCCCAAGAACTTGGTCAGCTGGTACGGGGTGCCGAACTGGGTCAGCGCGTCTTGAATGCTCAAGGCGGCGTTGGACTTGTTCAGCGCGGCCACGCGCAGCATGCTGTACACGGTGCGGTTTGCGTAGAAGCAAGCGCGACCCATGGACAGATTCGGCACGCGATCCAGAGCCCGGCTCATCAGGTTGATGATCTGGGTGGCGGCAGTACCGGCCTGGGTGTTGGCCTGGCCAACCAGGTCGGTCACGTTGATGTTCGCAATGCGAACAACATAGCGCCAGTCCTTCACGGCAACGCCGTTCTTCCACTGGTACAGCGAGCGCAGTGCCTGGAAGAAGTTGTTGTTGCTGTCAGGCACAGACTCTTCGCCCAGGTCCTGGTGCATCAGACCGGCCTTGGTGCCCTTGGGGAAGGGGCAGAAGACGGTGTTCTCACCCCACACGACCAGGTAGATCGATGCGTTGTTGGAACCAGTGCCGCCGGCGTCCAGGATGTTCTGGCCGTTACCAGCGGTCAGGCTGGAGTAGCGGGTCTGCAGGCCCAGGAACTGACGGGGGTCGGTGCCGGGGTTGCCGTAGAACATGGCGCCAGCCATGGTCTGGTTCATGGCCTCGATGAAGGCCTGGTCCTCGGACAAGCGGAAGGCGGCGGTGTTGCCGTTCAGCTTGGCCAGTTCCACGTCGATGTGGGAACGGGCTTCCAGGATGCCGCAGGCCTCATCGATCTGCGCGGTCAGCGATTTGCTGGTCGGCACACCTTGGTTGATCATGCGGTAGTAGACCTGGGGCAGACCAGTGCGAATGGTCAGGCGGTGGCCGGTGGGCAGGTTGCCCTCCATGAAGACCGCGTCTTCCAGGATTTCATTGGTCTGGGACAGCAGCTCGGCCACCTTGGGCACTTGGCCATCGGGGTCGAGTCGTTTTGCCCAGTCGGCAAGCGTCAGAGCGCCAGTAGAAAGAAGAGCCATGTTTTACTCCGGTAGTTCAAGATTGGTTGGGATACAGCACTTGCGCTGCAGACTTCTCGCCCTTGGGAGCTCCAGAGCCCCCGCCAACGAATCGGTCTTCACTCAGTGCTTTGCCGACTGCATAGGCCCACTTCACAACAGCAGGATGGCTGCCCATCTTGGTGCTGTTCAGCAGGGCCCGTAGCTCGGGCGGGCCAAGGTCAATGGCCTTGCGTGCGGTGGCCAGGGTCTCGTCGAGCTTATCGCCGCCGAGCTCCTTGTCGGTCTTGACCGACTCCTCCCAGCCCTGCACCTCTTTGGCAAACGCTTCGGCACGGGCTTGCTCGCGTTTCACCGCGATGTCCACGACCTTCTGCGCCACCTCTGGAGAGAGCTTGGCTTCTTTCGCAAGGGCAACAAACTCCTCGGTGCTGGGCTTGTCGAGCTCGACGCCTTCCGGTGCCTTGAACTCGTAGACCAGCTCCTGCTCGTTTGCCTTGGCTGCGTCATCCGCAGGCTTGTCCCCTGTTTGGGACGCACCAGCAGCTTCAGCTGCCTTTGCCTCGGGGTTCACGCCCTCGGCGGTTTGCTGTACCCCGGCGTCAGGTGCGTCTTGGCCGGTTACTGGCGTGGTTTCTGTCGTCATGCGTTCTGCTCCTTGAGCATCAGTGCGAACTGCTCAGGAGTGACTTCCATCACTTCGCTGAGCACAAACAGGCCGACGTTGCGCATGCCCTCCCGGAAAAACGTTTCACTGTTGCCAGTGAAGCTGGTCCGGTAGATACCGGCCTTATCCAAGAGTCGCGTGACAAAGCGACGGCCCTGCTTGTGGGCCATCAGCCACTTGAGGTCATCGACTTCTTGGCGGCGCTGCACGCTTAGCAGCAAGGCGTCAGCCTCGGCCTCGCGGTCCTGCGCTTTGATGTCGGTGGGGTCTCGAGTGATTGACATGGTGCGGATTGTGTTGCGTGATTACCACATCAAGCACACGGCTAAGCTGCGCCCGGTGTGTTGTAGCCGGTCAGGCCTGCCATCACGCTCTGCATGTTGGCCGGGTCGATGCCGGCCACGTCCTTGGCAGCACCTGCCATGGCGGGTGCAGCCTCCATCGCCTGGGCCGCAGCTTGCTGCTGGGCACGGGCGGCGCGCGCTTTGGCCACCGCGTCGTCCGGGACGATGATCTCGGGGTTGACCCCGTACATCTGGCCGTAGTCGTCGATGGCCTGGTCGAAGTCGATCTTGTCCACGACCTCGGGCTTGAGGCCTGCCAGGTTGCCCACGGTGGCCAGTAGCCGGTCCATGCCCTGGGCACTGACGATGCGCTGCGCCTGGGCCAGCACGCTGATGAACTCGGGGTTCACCTCCTTGCCGTGCAGCTCCTTCGGCGGGGGCGGCAGGATGCCAGACTCCACGCAGTGGGTGAAGGTGATGTCGATCAGGGGCTTCAGCAGCTCGTCATGCAGGCGCTCGAGCACCGGGCCCAGCATCAGCATCTTCTCTTCGTGGCGCTCGGCCACCTCGGTGGCGGTGATGCCGCTGCGGGTATCGTTGGCCAGCATCATGAAGAGGTCGGCGTAGTAGGCACCCTTGATGCGCTCGCGCACGTCCTGGATGTCCTCCAGCAGGTGCTGCAGGTTCAGGTTGACCTCGAAAGCAGAGCGCACGCCACCGCCTGGGCTGCTCACGTCCACGAACATGACACCGCCAGGCAGCCGGCTCTTGGCCGCGTCCTTGTAGCCGGTGGGCACCTGGATGGGCGGGTTGGTCTGGTAGTCGATGCCCTGGCTCTTGCGCAGCTGCTCGTGCTGGAGCTGCTTCACGTCGCCCTGCGCCTCCTGGCCAGGGCTGCCGCCGTAGATGTCGTTGCCGGTGATGGACCAGCGCGGGGCCAGGCCGGGGAACTGCTTGTAGCCCGACACGCGCAGGAACTTGTCCTCGTTGCCGCCCATCTCCAGGTAGCGCGATGCGAACTTCATGTTGCGGTTGTCGCGCTTGGTCAGGTCCCGGTAGTCGTTGGGCTCGATCATGTGGATGACCGGCACCCAGCTGTCCAGGGCGTTGCGCTCCCACAGGCTCTTGATGGTCGTGCTGCAGTTCTCCAGGCCGAACTTGCGCACCAGCTGGCCCACGGTCATCTGGAACTCGCGGGCAACGGTGTTGACCATGCCCAGGTCATCGGTGCCAATGGCGTACTCGCCGATGGTCATGGGGTGGTGGTGGATCACGTTCTGGAAGTTGTGCTCGACCACGTCAGCCCAGGTGCCAAAGAGGCCAAGCTCCTCGTAGCCCATGTGCAGGCTGCGATAGGTGTTGGACCTGGCGAAGATCATCCGCAGCAGGTTGGTGACTTGGTACAGCCAGCTTTTGACCGGGCCGAACTCCATCAAGTCCTTGTCGGCCAGTTCCATCTTGAACCAGGGCCGGGCCGGGCTGGTCATGCCCGACATCATCCCCGCGGCCAGCACGCGCGATGCCTGCAGGGCGGTGTTGTCGTAGATGCTGTTGTGGCGCTTCCAGCCCTTGTTGACGTCGGTGATCATGTACCGACCCAGGCGCGGCTGCTGGTACTCGCTGATCTCGCGCCAGTGCATGAGCCAGCTCGAGCGCTCCTGCCAGAGGGCGCCCTTGCGCTGGAGTACGCGCTGTCGTTCAGTCAGGCCTGCGCCAGGTACGGTTGCCATTTAGCTCCCCAGCAGGCTGCCCTTGCCCAGGTTCAGTTGGTTGTTCTCGATGCCGGTCGGGCCGGTCAGCAGCGTGCCACCGGCCATGCCCTGGGCGGCCATACGCTTCTTGCGCGCATCAGCCAGGTCGGCGATCTGCGGGTCTTGAGGCGCCTGGGGCGGCGGGGGCGGCGGGGGAGCGGAAGGGGCAGAGCCACCAAGGCACATAGTCGGTCTCCAGGTAGGATGCCGCGACTGTAGGCCGGGAACGCGCGATTAAGCACACGGTCACTGCCGGCGGGCCATCGGGTCGTAGTCCAGCACGCTCTCGGCTGCCTGTTGCATCTGCAGGTGGGTGATCTTCGGGGTCTCGATCAGGGCCAGGATGTAGGCCGTTGCCTTGTCCGGGCTGTGGCCGATGCGCTTGATGATGTCCTCGCGCGACTCGACCTTCACGGTCCAGCCTGACAATTCCCACTTCGGTGCGCACAGCTCGGCCGCCAGCTTCTTGTCGGGCGGCAGCGCGATGCCGGTGTTGTTGGCCGGGTCCAGCGCCTCGCGGAAGCGCCACCACAGCTCGCTGCGGTAGTTGAAGAATCGCAGCTTGCCCGACTTGTCGGTGCCCCGTGGCTTCTCGGCCACGTTAACCCCGATCACCGGCAGGCGCATCTGGTTCAGGACATCGTAGGGGCTGGCACCCACCCCGATCACGTCCAGGTGGATGGGCGAATCGTCACGGCGTTTGCCAATGACCAGGCCTGCCACCTTCGGGCCGTCTGGCGTTTCGCTGCCCTTGTAGCTGCCCTCGCCTTCTTTGCATTCATCGAACCACATGCCCTTGCCCGAGTCGTCCATGTGCCGGGTGGCAATGGTCGTGCTGTCCTGGCCACCGCGGGCCACGTCCACGCCCATGCTGAGCATTTCGCCCTTGGGGAACTGGGGCTTCCAGCGGGCCATGGCGGCGTCCACCCAGGCGGTGGGGCAGACCTGCCAGGGGTCGTCCTGCATGCCGGCCTGGAAGTCGCCGTACAGCATCTGGGAGCGCAGGGGCTCAGGCAGCGATTGCAGTGTGGTCATGTAGTTGGTCCCCATCAGGTACGGGTTGTCGGAGATGCGCGATGGGATGAAGGTCCTGGACTGCGGGCGTATGAGCTCGCCCTTGTGCTCGAATGGCGTGCCGTCAGGCACCCACAGCTCATTGCCATCCACCATGGCCACATAGCGCAGCTCGCCAGGCCTGGCCTTGCCACCGTAGCCCAGGAACTTGGGATCGATCCAGGGCGCGAAGAACGACACGATCCAGCGGCCCTCGGCGCTCGTCGGCGGGTTGAAGGTGAGCAATGTCTGCGTGCGCTGGTTGGGGTCGACCGTGCGCACCCAGCCCATCAGGAATCGCACCTGGGCCTCCAGGAAGTTGGCTGCCTCGTCGATCACCAGCAGGTCCTTGGCGCGCCCCTGGAACTTCTTCTCGTCGCCCAGGTTGGGCACCGACCCGAACTCGATCAGGCGGCAGTTGCCATGTGGGCCACGCCAGACGGGCGGCTTGCCCCCCAGGCCATCTCGATGCCCGAGTATCTGCTCCATGCGGTCGATGATGCCCCCGAGCTCGGTGCCCTCGCGTCGGAATATCTGCACCACCTGGTGCTGGGTGAGCGCCTTGCCACAGGCCAGGTCGGTCTTGCCACCGCCGGCCGAGCCACCGAACCCGATCACGTCTGCCGTGGACTCGTAGGCCATCTGCTGTGGGCCTGGGAGCGGGCGCCACGGCACCTGCTTGATGTCCATCTCCACCAGGGCCAGCACCTCGCGGCGCTCCTCGGGCGTGAGGTAGGACTCGAGCTCGGCGTATTCGGCAGCGGTCATTGCGGGTTGTCCATGTCGTCATCGCCCACCAGGCACAGCGGGTTCAGGGGCATGCGGTGCCAGGTGACGCGGCTGCCATCTGGCAACAGCTCACGCAGCACAGCCTGGCCGCAGCCGATGCACCAGTAGGGCACAGCCTCGGTGCCCGCCATGACGTGGTCCATGGGCGTGCTCACGGCCAGGTGCGCCAGGTTCATGCGAGGTCAAAGTCGTCAGGGGGTTGCTGCGCCTTGCGCACCTGGGCCATGGCCATGATCTGCGCCAGCCGGGCAGCGCGTGCGCTGGCGTCCACAGCCAGGGCGCCACCGTCAGCTCCGGTGAGCTCGGTGCGCTCTGCGTAGACCTGCTTGCGCCTGCCCTTGAGCACCAGCGCCAGCAGCGCATCGGAATGCTTGCGGATGGTCAGCGGCACAGGCTGGCCGTTGGCATCCAGGATTGGCCGGTAGGCCTCTTGGCCGTCCTCGTTGACGTAGCGCTCGTAGGCATAGGCCAGGCGGCCCTTGTCCACCACGGGCTCTTGCCAGCCGTCTACGCCACGCTTGAAGGCCGCCTGCTCGGCCCGGTCGATGCCATCCTCCATGGCCTCGTCCCAGGCCTTGGCGAATGCCTCATCGGCATTGCGCGCCCGGTAGGCGGTGCTGCGATCAATGCCGACAACCTCGCAGGCGCTGGCCACCACGGGCATCTGCCGTAGTGCTGCCAGGAATGCGTCGTGCCAGTGGAAGTGGTGGTTGGACATGGTCGGGACTGTAGCGCCCCGCCAAGGCCACAAGCACACGCCAGATCAGCCCAGGACGATTGGAAACTCCTCGGGTGAGGCTACCCCCCATGCCAGGTCCAAAGAACGCACCAGGACCCGTTTGGTGGCGTGTGGGATTTGGCCGCGGCGCCTGCCCTTGATGACGTCACGCACCGTGGCCCGGCTGATGCCACCAGGGATGTCATCGAACTTGGCCGCGATCCGGTCATATCCCAGCCCGGCTTCGTGCAGGTCGAAGATCAAGTCGATGTCTGCATCGGTCAGTTTGGCCTTTGGATGGTCCTGCCCGATGCGCTTGCCAGCTGCGTTTACGAATACCGTTTTCCAGGTCATTTCCAGCTCCTTGCAATTTTTTGCGCGCTCCTTTTTGCCAGTCCTTTTATCCTTTCCAGTGCGTAAATCTTTGCGTGTTCGACCTGCAACAACCCCCGATCCAGTGCAACACGCAACACCCCTATAGGGTGTTGTTGCGTGACGTTGCACTTTTTGGCTCTTCACAACACTGCAACACGATGCACGTTGCACGGTGTTGCAGGTGTTGCATTGCATGTTCGCATTTCGTTGCGCGTTCATACGATTGTCAGAGTCCCATCAGACTCAAGGTAGTAGGGCGCCTCGTCACCGTTGGTGAGCGACTCCAGAGCCCTTTTTGCCCTCGCCCTGCGGGTATCGCGCTTGCCGTCCTCGGGCTTATCCATGCGCGCAATGGCCTCCTTCAGGACCGCCTCGACCTCGATGCCTGCGCTTTGGGCGGCTGCCATCTCCTGTATCACAGCGTTGACCACCTTCTCGTTCTCGCCCATAGGTTTGCCAACCTTCTGCGGCCCTGGCATGCCATTGGCAGCCTCACGCACCACACAGCTGGTGATGATGTCGCCATCCTCGTCCATGCCGATGTTCACGGTGTCCAGCTTGAAGCCCCAGACGACGTTGTCCTCGCCGTCCTTTTGCTTCGATGTGCGCATGGCCCTGACGTCACCATTGCGTGCGATCTCGAGCTCCGCATCAGCTGCCGCGCGCAGGCCTGACCAGCCCCGTGCGCCCTTGCTGGCGTCCTTGCCCGAGTGGTGCACCAGCATCACCACAGCGCCCGTGGCGCGCTTGATGCCCTTGCAGTGGGTCAGGGCCTTGCCCATGTCCTCGCCGCTGTTCTCGTTGCCCCCTGGCGTGGTCTGGGCCCAGGTGTCCACGATCACCAGGTCAGCGCGGCCGATGGACTTGGCCACCTCCAGGGCGTCCTCCTTGAGCAGGAAGTTGGGCGCCGCGGCGATGACGCCGATGTCGATCTCGCTGGGATTGAGGCCGTGCTCCATGACATAGGCCTGGACGCGGTTGCGAAAGCCCCCAGCGCCCTCAGCTGCGATGTAGACCACCCTGCCCTTCCTGGTCTTGCAGTTGCGCCACGGCAGCCCCTGGGCGACCGCCATGGCCATGTCCAATGCCATGAAGCTCTTGCCCGAGCCAGACTCACCATAGAGCACCACCAGCTCGGCCTTGGGGATCACGTTCTTGATCAGGTAGCTGGGCGGCGCCTGGGATGCGAACTGGTCCAGGCGCAGGACCTCGAAGCGGTGTTGTTTTTTCGCAACAGTAGGTGTGGCCAGGAGCGGGAACTCGTCTACTGTTTCGGACATGGGGATTCCCATATCCGCAATGGCGTCGAACTCCTCCATGCTGGCTGGGCCATTGAAGTCGATGCGCGCCCCGTTCTCGTTGGCCATCTTCACCAGGCTGCGGGCGGTAACGACCTTGCCCTGGCCCTTGCCGAAGCTGTTCCAGCGCTCGATGCCGTACTCGCGGTCGCTGTACTTGGGGCTGCGCTGGCTCCACTCATCCCAGAGCTCGAAGCCATCCCCGCTGGTCTCGTGGTGGATGGCCATGCCGATCTGGACCCAGCGGTCGTAGTCCAGGTCGGTGGGCAGCACGTCCAGGCACTCGCGCAGCTGGGCCTCGGTCAGGCCCAGGGTGGCCTCGTTGGTCTCGCCCATGGCCTGGGCGGCCAGCTCACGCCTGAAGCGCGCCTGGCACAGGGCCATGACGGCAGGCGTGATGGGCGCGACGGTGTCCTGGGTGCCCAGGAGCTCCACCGCCGGCAGCGCGTTGCCGGTTATTGTGACGAAGCCCTTCGTGCTGAATGTCTCGAACCCGAACGGTTCACCGTGAGCCTTGAGGTCTCCCAGTTGGCCCTTAAACAGCGCACGGATGCCTTTACCGCTCGGGGAATACTCGGCGTAGGAATCACTGATGACAGCACTGACGTCTGGGTGAATAGCACCAGCAGAATCAATGCAGCCATCAAAGTCCAGCGCCACCACGTCAAAGTCCTGGAGCGGGGCGAACCCCACGCCGTCAAACCCTCGCGCGTTGGCCTGGGTGAGGGCATCCTGGAACGATACGAGCTGAGCTCGGTCTTCAGGGCGCCCCTGCACCCCGTGTCGGCGCCCGCCCCTGGCGTAGTAGGGGACCTTGCGTGGTTTCTTGGTGCCATTTTCTTCAAACTTCCAGATGAGCCAGCCGGGCAGATCGCGCAGCGGCTGGGGGACGGTGATGTTTGGCATGCACTTCGGCCCTCACTCGGTGACGATGGGGAAGTCCGAGCGGATGGCGGCCTGGCCCAGGCAGCGCTGTGCGAACTCGCACTCGCGGCAGGCACTGACCAGGTCGGTGCGGTAGATGCGCGGCAGGCGGCCCTTGCTGGCCTTGTGCATGTCGGCGCTGATGCGCTCGATGGCCGATGCCAGCTTGGGCTTGGGCTCGCGGGTGTAGGCCTTGTCGTCGCCTGCGCTCAGGTGGTACAGGTAAGAGCGGGTGGTGCCGGCCTGCTTGGCCAGCATCTCCTGCTCAGCGGGCGTGGCCGCGCGCATCCAGGCCTTCATTGGGGTGATGTGGGAGGTTTTCATAGCGTGTTTCCTTTGTGGTAAATGCGTTTTGCGTTGAGGTAGGCCTGGTGGGCGGCCTCGGGGGAACCGAAAAGGCCAAGGTATTTGTTCTTGCCGTCGACGCGAATCTGCGCGACCCACTTGCTGCGGTCGCCGCGCCAGCTCACGCCGAGCGGTAAGGGGTTGTCGCGGTGCGCCCGGCGCATGTTCTGGCTGTTTTCGCTAAGGCTGACGTGGCGCAAGTTGGCCAGACGGTTGTCTCGCCTCGCCCCGTTGATGTGGTCCACAACCCCGGCCGGCCACTCCAGGTAGTGCATGGCCCAGATGATGCGGTGGGCATACTGAAAACTTCCGCGGCGCAGGCACACGCGCAGATAGCCGTCTTTGAGCGTGCCTGCTTCCTTCATTGTGTTGCGCCAGTGA